AAGGTGTGTGAAGTGGAATTCCAAAAATATATTGAGAGTTCTTATGAAGCGTTGGCCAAATACGTAAATGCTTATGATCAGAAGATGTTCATGGCAAGAGAGAATATTGCTGATCGTGGTATCTGGACTGCCAAGAAAAGATATATTTTGAATGTATGGGATAGTGAAGGTGTTCGTTATGCTGATCCTAAACTCAAGATAATGGGTCTAGAAGCGGTCAAGTCATCAACTCCTGCACCTTGTAGGCAAATGATTAAAGACGGTCTGAAGGTCATTATGAGTGGTACTGAGGATGAGATGATAGAATACATTGATAAATGTAGAACAGAATTTAAGTCACTTCCACCTGAAGAGATTTCATTTCCAAGGTCAGTTTCTAATGTGACCAAGTACAAAGGTACTATTAACATATATGAGAAAGGAACACCGATGCATGTTCGAGGTGCATTATTGTTTAATCATTATATTAAGGAAAGGAAACTTGACAAGAAGTATGCATACATACAAAACGGTGAGAAGATTAAGTTCTGTTATTTGAAAGATCCAAATCCTACAAGAGAGAATGTTATATCTTTTATTCAGGATTTTCCAAAGGAACTTGATTTAGTTAGATTCGTAGATTATGAGACACAGTTTAATAAAGCATTCTTAGATCCAGTAAAGGCAATTCTGAATGCCATTGGTTGGTCTGATGAAAAGAAAATTACATTGGAGAGTTTCTTTGGATAAGTGGACAGTGGTATGGTCTGTATATGATGAAAAGGTTTTTGGGCCTGTTCAACATTACAGAAAATTTGAAGACCGTAAAAATGCAAAGTGGTTTGCAAAGGAGATGGAAAAGTGTTATAATTGGTCTATCTGTGTACGGAGTAAACTCTTAGAGGATTTGTAATGGACTTTTTAAAAGAAATAGTAAAGGAAATAGGGGATGACTACACCCAACTCGCAGCAGACATCAACGAAGAAGAAGACTTCATCGACACAGGATCATACATCTTTAATGCAATGGTGTCAGGTTCCATTTTTGGTGGCGTATCTAGTAATAAGATTACTGCCATCGCTGGTGAAAGCAGTACTGGAAAGACTTTTTTCTCCCTCGCAGTGGTTAAAAACTTCCTTGATAATAATCCTGATGGTTACTGTCTCTATTTCGATACTGAAGCTGCAGTTAATAAAGGATTACTTGAGTCTCGTGGGATTGACCTAACAAGATTAGTTGTTGTAAACGTAGTAACCATAGAGGATTTTAGACAGAAAGCACTTAAAGCAGTTGACATATATCTAAATACTAAGATAGAGGATCGCAAACCTTGTATGTTTGTGTTAGACTCTCTTGGTATGCTTTCGACGGAGAAAGAAATACGAGATGCTTTGGATGAAAAGCAGGTTAGGGACATGACCAAATCCCAACTTGTTAAAGGTGCATTCCGTATGTTAACATTAAAACTTGGTCAAGCAAAAATTCCACTATTAGTCACAAACCACACCTACGATGTCATCGGATCTTATGTCCCAACTAAAGAAATGGGAGGAGGCTCTGGTCTCAAATATGCCTCGTCTACGATCATTTATCTCAGTAAGAAAAAGGAAAAGGATCAGAAAGAGGTTATTGGTAACATTATTAAAGCTAAGACAGTTAAGTCAAGACTCAGTAAAGAAAATAAGGAAGTAGAAATTCGTCTTTATTATGATCATCGTGGTCTTGACAGATACTATGGTCTTCTAGAACTAGGAGAACTTGGAGGTCTTTGGAAGAATGTTGCTGGTCGTTATGAGATGAATGGAAAGAAAATATATGCCAAACAAATTCTTGCTGATCCAGAAACTTATTTTACTGGTGAAGTAATGCAAGCTCTTGATGAGATTGCACAAAAACACTTTAGTTATGGATCTTCTTGATGGAAAAGGTTGAAACAACCATTCTCAAAAATTTAATCTTTTGTGATGATTATTCTAGAAAGGTACTGCCTTTCATAAACAAAGAATATTTTGAGAGTTATCACGAACAAGTAATCTTTGATGAGATTGCAAAGTTCATTATTCAGTACAACAATCTTCCTACAAAGGAAGTTCTTATTATAGAATCAGAAAAGAGAACAGATATAAGTGATGATGGGTTTAAAGACATTTGTGATGAGGTTGGTGCTTATGAAAATACACCGACTGATATTCAATGGTTATTAGACACCACTGAAAAATGGTGTAAGGATCGTGCTATATACCTAGCACTGGTAGAATCTATCAGTATTGCTGATGGTAATAGTGAAAAGAAAACTCAAGATGCTATTCCATCTATCCTATCAGATGCACTAGCAGTTAGTTTTGATAATCACGTAGGACACGATTATTTGCAGGATTATGAAGAGAGATTTAAGTTCTACCACACCAAAGAATCAAAGATTGAATTCGACTTGGAGTTCTTCAATAAGATTACCAAGGGTGGTATTCCGAATAAAACACTCAATATTGCTCTCGCTGGCACTGGTGTTGGTAAGTCTTTGTTTATGTGTCATGTCGCAAGCAGTGTGTTACTCCAAGGAAAGAACGTACTATACATCACGCTTGAGATGGCTGAGGAGAAAATTGCTGAAAGAATTGATGCTAATCTTTTGAATGTTAACATACAACAGTTACCAGAAGTACCTGAAGTAATGTATGAGAAAAAGGTTACTGCACTAGCAAAGAAGACTCAAGGCACTCTTATCATTAAAGAGTATCCAACTGCTTCTGCTCATTCGGGACATTTTAGAACATTATTAAATGAACTGGCATTGAAAAAATCATTCAGACCTGATATAATATTCATAGATTATCTTAATATTTGTGCATCATCAAGATACAAAGCAGGAAGTAACGTCAACTCCTACTCATACATCAAAGCAATCGCAGAGGAACTTACGGGTCTCGCAGTTGAGGCGAACCTTCCGATTGTATCTGCCACTCAAACTACTCGTAGCGGTTTTGGTAATAGTGATGTTGATCTTACTGACACCTCTGAATCTTTTGGACTCCCTGCTACTGCTGACCTTATGTTTGCCCTTATTTCTACAGAAGAGTTGGAAGGCTTGGGACAGATAATGGTTAAGCAATTGAAGAATAGATATAATGATCCTACTATGAATAAGAGATTTGTAGTTGGTGTAGACAGAGCAAAGATGAGATTATATGACTGTGATCAATCAGCACAGGAGGATATAGTTGACAGTGGACAAGAAGAAGAGTATAATAATACACAAGACAAAATGAAAAAATTCGCTGCATTAAAATTCTGATGACTAAAAAAGTAGATTTTGATAAGTATGCTGAATTCGTGGATGCTGTAACATCTGACGAATCAAAAGACTTTCTTACACTTTCTGATCGTCTAGTACAGTTAGATGAGAAAGGTGCAAATATAGAAAGGTTACTCACTGCTGGTGTTGGACTCAATGCTGAAGCAGGTGAGTTTCTAGAGATTATTAAAAAGATGATCTTCCAAGGAAAACCTTGGAGTGAAGATAACCGTGAACACCTTGTCATTGAACTTGGTGATGCTATTTGGTACATTGCGAATGCATGTATGGCACTTGAGGTATCATTTGATGAAGTAGTTGCATTGAATGTAAAGAAACTTAAGAAGAGATATCCTGGTGGACAGTTCGATGTTTATTACTCTGAGAATAGAGAAGAAGGAGATCGATGAAACCAACTGAAAATTTAGAGCAACTCTTATCAAGATTTACTAAAAGAATTGCACAGATTAAAGCACAAGAACAAACAGATAAAACAGCTGAGCAACTTCACTATCTTCGTGGATGTAAAGAGACTGTTGAATATCTTATGACTGGTAAGTTACCCAATGATGGTAACCATGATGGTATGAAGCATCATAGACCAGTTAATAAATAATAGTAATTAAGGAGAACATTATGGCACTTCACATGAGAGAACAACTAGTCAGAGCAGTTCTGGCACATGCTCAAGGTGAGATTGCAAAACATAGAGCAAACGTTGAAGTATATCTAGAACATCCTGCAGGTATCGGAGAGCATTCTGATATTACTGAAGCAATTCAAGTTGAACTTGATAAGATTGCTAGGTATGATGATCAGGTAGAAGTCATAAACAAATATTTTAGGTCTAGTAGTACTTTGTCAGATATAGATAGAAGATCTAGTGAGACTTGATAAATAGTATATTAATATATTAAAAATCCGCATATACATGCAACCATCCGATAGAAGACTAGCAAAAAAATTAATCAAGATATCAAAAAAACATCCTGAATATTATACAGAAGAAGAAATTCGTTATGCAAAAAGAGTAAAGAAGTTACTCAAGAAACCTAACAAGGATTAGTAGTAATGGCATCTAAGAGTACAGAAAAGAGGACTTCATTAGAACCTTCTGAGGTTTTTTGTGCTGTTGGATTATTAATGCCATCTTCAAAAATCAAAGAACTTGTGAAGGATCTTAGTGGTGGGGATCTTATAAGTTGGGCAGCAACGGAAGGATTAGGTGTAGCACAAAAAATCAAACCTCTTGATCCTAAATTTAAGGTAATGTTTGAGAGTGCTCCACTTCAAAAAGATAAGAAGAGAGCAGATTTGATTGCTAATATAGTAGCAGGATTTTCTGCAGCACTTGGCATTAAAGACTTTACTGCTAAGATGGGTGATAAGGTAGACATCTATGAAACAGTGTATTTGACTGGAGCACAGTGGCCCAAAGCAGTTGAAAAGTTTAGATTGAAAAATGAGGATAGTGGGTTTGATTATAATTCTTCTGATTTTGTTGTAGAAGTTGCTGACGAAACTGT